ATGGCTCTGGACGCCACGCTCACTCTAAAAGATGAGGGGCTTTCCGCCTATCACCAGCGTCATGTGAAGCAGGGGGCATTGGGGGTTTTCCTGCGTGCGATTGAGGACGGCAGGATCTCCAGCGGATCAGTTTTGGTCGTTGAGGGTTTGGACCGTTTGAGTCGAGCTGAGCCTATACAGGCCCAGGCTCAATTGGCTCAGATCATCAACGCGGGTATTACAGTCGTCACCGCGAGCGACGGTCGCGAATACAACCGAGCGGGTTTGAAGGCCCAGCCTATGGACTTGGTTTATTCGCTTCTGGTGATGATAAGAGCGCACGAAGAGTCCGATACAAAAAGTAAGCGTGTTAAAGCTGCAATCCGCCGGCAGTGCGAGGGTTGGTTGTCCGGCTCATACCGTGGGCTGATCCGCAATGGCAAAGACCCTCAGTGGGTCCGATTGACCAGCGAAGGGTGGGAATTGATCCCGGAGCGTGTCGCCGCTGTAAAACGGGCGCTGGAGCTTTATCGCCAGGGGCTTGGCGCTGGTCGTGCTGCATTGGTCATGCATGAAGAGGGATTCCAGCTCACAACAGGGGGAATCTCCGGGCTGCAGATATACCGGACGATCAAATTACCTGCGCTTCGTGGCGTCAAACGTTTGAGCCTTGATGGTGAGGACTACGAACTGGAAGAGTATTACCCACGGATCCTGTCTGATGCTGAATGGAGTGATTTGCAGCACTTGGCAGGGCAACGGTTACGACGTCGGGGGGCTGGTGAAATACCAGGAATTATCACCGGCGTGGGACTGGCATATTGCGGCTACTGCGGCACCGCGTTGGTGGCGCAAAACATCATGAAACGGCGACGTTCCGATGGGAGCATCGCAGATGGCAATCGTCGCCTGCAGTGCACTTCCTACAGTAAGAACGCGGGCTGCTCCGCTGGTGGCAGTTGCAGTGTTGTACCGATTGAGCGCGCTTTGTTGAGCTTCTGTTCCGACCAGCTAAATCTGCAACGCCTCTTGCAGGTGGGCGATGACGGTAAAGGCGTCCGCCAAAAAGTGCTTGTTGCCCGTGCAGCGCTGGACAAGATCGCTACACAGGTCGGGAAGGTAACCGAAGCCTTGTTAGCGGACGAGAGCGGTGCATCTCCAATTGCCTTCATCCGCAAGGCCAGAGAGCTAGAAGAACAGCAGGGAGTGGCTGAGCAAAATCTTAAACGGCTTGAGTTTGAGTTGGCTGCGATGTCCGGCGCAGTCCAGCCGGTGCAGGCCGATCGGTGGCAGGAACTGGCGACGCAAGTACGGGCTGATGACTACGCTGCGCGAGAGAAGGTCAGGCAACTGATCATGGACACGTTTGAGCGGATCGTGATCTATATGAGGGGGATGGGTGCCAAGGATCGCGAGGGCCAAGAAATCGACGTACAACTGCTATCGCGAACTGGGCAACATCGTTTAATTCAGATCAATCGTCGGTCAGGTGACTGGGTGGCCAGCGAAGATTGGGGCTGATCTTGTTGGCTGACAAGGGGCTACCGTATACTGTTTGTATATACAGTATATGCAAGGAGCGTTTATGTCTCAAAGCGGCTATCCCGGTGTTCTTGAACGATCCCACTCACCCTATGAGCTGCTCACGCGCCGTATTCACCGCCAAGTGAACAGCTCGAAAGCGCAGACGTTAAGACGGACGATTATTGCTAGGCAATCCGGTGAGAAGCTGGACGACTGGGATTGCCTTCTTGACCAACTGGACGCCGAGGATAGCGTCCGTGTTACGCGCTTGGAGTGCGGGGCTGTGTGGTTAACATGGAGAAATCAATATTTGTCTTAGGCATGCTCTCGATGTGAATTAGTCGCAAAAATAAGTTTATGGCTTGTTTAAAAGTATGCCTAAGGCTAATATTTCTCCGTCAGCTCATGACAACGTTCGGTGTTGTCATGATCGCCATGGAGTTAATCGCATGCATACCCTTCACCTTTCACCTCTTGCTCGCTCAAGGCTCTCCGCTCAGATCACCCAGAATGGTGTTTTCGTTCATACCTTCTACGATGACAACGGCGAGAACTGTGCGAAGGCTGCGGTCGTCATCGAGCAGAGCGATAGCGCCGTATCCATGCGCGTCAAGCTGGGCGATAGCATCAACAGCATTACCTTGATCCATCGAGAGGACACAGGTAAACGCGCAGCTAACTTCTTGGAAGAAGTGGCAAACGGAATGTCCCTTCCCGCAGCTTCTGAAGTTGACGAATACGTTGCCGCTAAGGAGGGCGCGACCATGACTATGACCATGTCTATTTCAGAGTTAGACCAGCGCTTGCTGAGCGAGGGAATCGCTGGCTGGAGAAACGCCAATGCTGAGATCGACACGGCCATCCGGTCTGAAAACTGGTACGCAATAGAAAGCGCTCAGCAGGATCGATCGCTTCAGGCGAACGCTATCGCACTTATCTTTCACAAGTACGCAGACGTCACAGCGAAGCAAGGTGAGCACCTATGATCGGTATTCCCAAGACGGGCACTCTGGAAAATGGTTGCATCACCGCCAACGTGACCAGCGGCTACCAGTTCACAACAGTCGACGGCCGCCCTGCGCGTCTGGCAATCATCGATGATCAGGGCAACGTGGTTGAATCAGGCGATGCCGTGGCTCGTGAAGCTTGGAATGTGTGTATTGCAGTGATCAAGAACTTCAAGATAGGGCAGGGCCATATCGTCGTCCACAGTGCGCCACCAGGCTTAGCTCAGGGCAATGATCAGAAGAATGTAAAACCATTCCGTCTATGAGCCTTATTGCGTTCGTCTGTCAGCACTGCAAGGTAGCTTGGCTGCTTGCAGAATAGTCACAGAAGCCTGCTGCCCATGTGTGCTACATGCCAGTGATCTTGGCGTCGATTGCTCGACCAATGATTTCCCAACTGCCATCTAGCACGACCGGCTGATAGCTGGGATTGAGTGGTACCAAGTAGCCTACGCCAGCCTCTAGCGCGTACTGCTTAAAAGTCGTTTCTCCGCTGACAACGTTCCGGGCGACATAGAACTTACCGCTGATAACATCGAAACCTTCAGGGCGAATCAGTATCGGCGTCCCCTCTGGAAACGTGGGCGGCGTGTCCGAGGTCATTGACTTGCCCTTAACTCTCAACCAGTAGCCCTTTGGGCCTGCATTCTCGGTGGAGCTAAGCCACTCATCTGATATCCCTGCCGGGTAGCTGACAGTTGATTCTATGCCCAAGCCGGCATCAACCCACGTTATCAGAGGGTATTCGATCGCTTCTCTACGGGGCTGAATCATGGGGCTTACGTTTGCCATTTCAGCAATCTGAGCCGCCAGGCGTGGACTGAATTTTTCGACCGGTTCCTCAAGCACCCTCGCAAGCACTGAAGCGAACTTGGCGTTCAAGGCGTTGACGCCTTTTAGGTAGTTGTTCACCGATGCAGGGGTCATTCCTGCCGCATCAGCGATTTTTCTTTGATTGAGTTTCAGCGCGTTCTTTTTCGAAAGGAAAAGATCGTGGGCAGCTTTGCATTCCGCAAAGAGATTAGCTGGAAGAGGTTTTTTAGTATTGGTCATCTGTGAATTATAAGCCGCAGGCTAATAAATTTAAGCCACCAGGGGTTTCGAGATTGGAAATAAAATATGCCCAAGGAATATAAAAATTGATTTAATGATATGCCTAAGGCTAATATCTGCGCGCTCGTAGCCCTTTTAGGTGGATGCCGTGGAAAAATTATCGTTGAGTGACTTCGTCAAGAAGATCGGCCAGGCCAAGGTTGCGCGTGCTTTAGGCGTCAAACCTGCGTCCATCGCCAAGGCGCTCAAGATGCGCCGTAACATTGAAGTGACGGTGGCGGCAGATGGCGTCTGCGTGGCTCAAGAGGTACGTCCGTTTCCCTCGCACGTCACCGATGACCAGGACGCCAAGCAGGCTAGAAGCAGTACCGCTGCATGACTACGTCCAATCCACGACAGTTGTCCGTCTCCCGCGACCAGGTACTGGTGGCGCATGCTGCCGAGATGATTGCCCGCACCTGTTTCAGCCAGGACGACTTCGCCCAGGCGTTGAGTTTGAATTTGCACCGGCAGATCCCTGCGAAGGCTGCTCTGAAGGACGTTCCCGATTTCACATCACTCGCTTTGGGTAACGACACCACCTCGTTCGTGAAAGCGTCTGGCGCTTGGTTACGGCGTGTGGGGCGGTGGCTCAGTGGCGAAGTGGATCTACCGAGCTGGCTTGAAGAGTCGTGGGTCGAGACGCTGGATAGCGATTTTCAGGACAACTGCATCAATGAGTTGGCCAGCCGGCACGGTCTTACCGGGGCGCGTGAATTGGATGGCAACGGCAACCCGCTGGGGGCATTCGGTCAACTGGTGAGACGCCTCGGCAGTACCGTTGCGCTAGGCAGTGAAATATTGGCTGACGGCCGAATCGATGCTGACGACCTGGACAAGCTGCCAGAGTTTATCGAGCGCCTGCGTTCGGTCGAGGCCCGGTGCGGCGAGCTTCGGTCGCGTGCAGAAAGCGTGCTCTTCGAGCAGCCCCAGAAGCCTCACTTGTCCCGGGTGAACTAGCTCCTGTGACTGCCCTGGACAAGGACATCCAATCGCGTGCGGCCAACAGCCGTAAGGGCGGCACCAGTAAGGGCCGACCGGCAGCAATCCATCGAGATAAGCAAAGCCCTCACGCCGCGTTGCACGCCCCAATCCGGGCGCCTAGGTATTCAGCTCCACGTCGCTTGACCAGCCAGCAACTGAAAAATCCACTGCTGCGGATGGCATTCTCTCGGCTCCGACAGATCGGTGATTTGCGCGGTAAATACCTGCGGGATCTGGACACAATCCATGGCGGTCGCCGCACGCGCTCCGAGAAGTTTGAAGCCCTGGCCAAGGCGTCAGAACAGATGCTGCTGCGCCTCGATTTGGCTACCGGGGTGCTGGGGTGGCTCGACATCGAGCGCGGGCAGTACTTCCTCAATACGCAATGCGGCATCGCGGAAGACTGCGACATGTCACCGGCGTCTCTTAACCGGCTTATGCACAGCCTGGATCTAGCCGGGTACGTTTACCGGCGTATCGAGAAAGTGCGGCTGGATGAAAAGGACGAGGCCGGGCTTAACCTGGTGCGAACTCGCGTCCTGGTGCGATTCACCGAAAAGTTCTTCGCAGACCTAGGCGTCCGCTACCTGTGGTTTCGGGCCAAGAAGGCCGCGCTCAAGCGTAGAGACAAAGAGCTTCGTGAGGTCAGCGGCCTACGCGCAGCGCGCCAGGAAAAGGCATCGCTGGAAGAGTTCCGGCGTCAGCAGTCCCGTAGCAACTGGGAGAAGAGTGAGGCGCGCAAGGCGGCTCACGCGCATGACCATTACGAAACGCCGATCCCTACTGGCGGATCACCTGGAGGGTTAAAGCCTCCCCTGAAGCCCGACAGAGGCCCAGACGGTGTAAGTGAGTCCATGGCGCGTCTACTGCGCAACGTCCAGGTCAAGAGAGACACCCCGACTAAGTAATCGCATCCCCTGCGAGGCCAGGTTACGCCTGGTGGTCGAAAAAACACCCTACTGCTGTACTTGCCTCACCTACACGCGTCGTCATGCGGATAGTCTCGCTCCTGCTCACCCCATTTTTGTCGTCATTTTCCTGCGGCGCCGGCGTGCCCCTGGGCGATCCAGGAAGCCTTTGAATTAAACGGAATTTTATACCCCTCTCAGCATCCCCAAAGGGTATAAAAAAGAGATTTTCGAGGTGTCCACAGGGTCAGTGTGTTGGGTACATGATGATGCCTTCGCCCAAGGGCTCAGTTCGCTACGCTCAGCTTTTTATGAGGAGCGCGGGCTGCGCGCCCGCCCAGCGGCAGGGCAGTGCCCTGCACCCATGCTAGATACCCATCACTCCTTGCTGGCGATCTAGCGCCCTCAAAACGGTAATTGGGCGCGCCGAGGTGAGTTTTAAAATTCACCGGCAGCGGTCGCGGGCATGTTCGGGTGGCGCGGCTGATATTTTTGGGTGTGGTTTTGACGGGCTCCCGGCCGCTACGCGGGTAGCGCCGCGCCACGATTGTGAGATTCAGTCGAGAATGTCGCGGCGGCTTATATGCCTGCGCTGCAGGCATTCCGATGCGATAGCCGCCATTGGTGTTGGGCAAGGCCGCTTGGCGGCACTGCATCGATGAGGATGGGGCGAGGCGAGGAGTAGGGGAGGTTGGTCCGGCAGTCAGGCGGGTTGCGAGGCGCCGACTTGGAGAAACAGCTCCTGCTGCTGTTCCGCCGGCAAATTGCGGATACGTTCGAACAAGAGCGTTTCCAGGCGTTGTGTGGGGGGGCGTAGTGAGTGCTTGAAAGTCAGCTCCGATACCCACGTGTGCCCGCACTGAGCATCCAGGCATTGGCAATACAGCTTTACATAGCCCCGGGTAATCTCTTCCCTTGAACTGATTCGGCCCTTGTGATCGCAGGCAGTGCAGTAGATGCGCATGGTTCCCTCCCCAGGGTTTAAGAGTCATCATTATGCCTTTCTGATTGGTGATAATCACTAATCACTGTCTATTTATTCAGTTGATTGTTTGGGTGTTTCGAGTTTTTTCCAGTTGATTTTCCTGTCATTGCGAAGGGTGTCGTTTACTTGGTTGAACAGCTGACAGATCGGCCTGATCTCGTTGCTGGTGTACACGCGATCGATCTTCTCGATATCCCCAAACCCGCCGCTGTTCTCCGGGATGATCCCGGCCAGGGCAGGGTTCATCCGCCAAGCAGCGATCACGTCATTGCGGGTGATGTTCTTCACCTTCTCCAATTCGTCCTTGGCCTGGAAGTCACCCACGGGGATGATCTGGATCGCGTTTTCCTTCCCGTTGGGGATGTTGACGAACATCGAGCGGAAGTTGCCCACGCCCTTGCTCGCGCTGATCTGGGCGCGCAGGTTCTCTTCGTCTTCCTCGGTCAGGTCCGGGTCGTTGGTGTAGAAGATGTAACCCGCGTGCGCACCGTTGCTGTAGTAGCGCCGGCGGAACAGGGTCGCGGCTTCGTTGAGCAACAGCGCCTGCAGGCCGCCCAGGTAGTCGGGCACGCCGTAGATGTTCTGTTCTACGTCGTAGTCCAGCACGTGTTCGATTTCGTCTTGGTCGAAGTCCATGTATTTGCTGTCTGGCAGCACCATCCTGAATCCGCCGTCGACCTTCACCCGCATGTTGATTGCCGGCAGGTGCTGCATCTCCAGCACCTCGCCGAACGCGTTGGTATCGCGATAGAAATACGCCTCGCCGAACACCATGTAATCTAGGCTCGCCCGTCCCATGGTCTGTGTGCTGCAGCCCTCGGAAGGGATGAACTCACGCAACAGCAGGTTGCGTTTGAACTTGGGAATGGCGCCATGGTGCGCGTTGGCGCGCAACAACTTGGCCAGCCCCGCCCGCGACACCGGCGGCTTGTAGATCTCGCCGTCGTCGCTGAGAAACACGCCCAGGTACTCGCCGATGTTTCCGGACAGCACCTGTTCCGGTTCCCCGAACGTGAACGCCCGCATGGGCTGCTGCTGTAACTGCTGGCTGGCTTGGGGCTTTCTGCGTCGTGGTTTGGGCATTGTTTCCGCTCGTGACGTAGCGGCTACGGCGCCGCTTGTTGGTATTCAGGGGTTCGTTGGCCAGGGCGTGCATGACGGCCCAGGCGATATCGGCGTGACCGGTGGCGTCTGTACGCGAAGCGCTGTAGGTGACCTGGCCGCTGTTGGTGGTGCCGCGCTTGATGGTCAGGAACGCCTGGGCGATATCGGTCCAGCCGGCGTCCCACTCAATGCGGCTTCCCTGGATCGTGTCCTGGGCCTTGAGTACCAGGGTGTTTTTGGTCTCAAGGCTGTAGTGAATCGGCGTTGCCTTCGCGTAAAAGTCGCGCACCAGGTCGAATACGCCATAGCCCACGCCGGTGATATCGATCCCGATGTGTTGGACGTTGAAACGCTCGGTAAGCTTTTTGACCTGGGCGGCTTGGTAGGTGAACGAATGTCCCCGCCAGCTGTGCTTCTCCAGGATTCGAAACTTCGCCCCGGGCTCCAGCGGCGGGGCGACCACCACGCATGTGGCGTCGTCGCGGGTCCGGCTGGGATCATAGCCAAGCCATACAGGGCTGTTCCCGAATGGGCGATCCAGTTCAGGGTTGTAGTCCTCCCACAACGACAGATCGGAATAGCACCGCTCCAGATCCTTGAGGCCGAAGGCGCTTTGGCTGCTGTCGATGAACTTGCAGTAAAACAACTGCTGGAATTTGTCTTCGTCGTACTCCAGCTGCAGTTGCTCCAGGTCGAACAGATCGCAGCCGCCGGCGATGGCATCGTCGATGGTGATGGTCTTGCGCCACTGGCCATCGGGGCATAGCGCGCCCTGGGTGTAGGCCGCCTCGGTGGGCCAGGTGCCGCCGGCCTTCTTGCCGCGCTTGCTGTTGCGGAATTCCTCCCCGGACCAGAACGGGTATGCCTGGTGCGACACGGCGCTGGGCGTCGAGAAGTAGGTTTTTCGCCACTTCTTGTGGGTACCCATGGCGCTGGCCACGGTGCTGAGTTTTTCGAAGTCGCGGATCCAGAAATATTCGTCCACGTACACATGGCCATGGTAGCCCTGGGCGGTGCTGCTGTTGGTGCTGAGAAACCGCAGCTCGGCGCCGTTGCTGAGCGCGATCGGGTTGCCGGTCAGCTCGATGTCAAACCACTGCTTTGCAAACTGGATGATGTAGCTGCGGAAGATTTCCGACTGCGAGCGGCTTGCCGACAGGAACACCTGGTTGTCGCCCGTTAGCACAGCGTCCATGAACGCTTCGCCGGCGAAGTAGTAAGTCAGGCCGACCTGGCGGCTTTTCAGGATGTTGCGGATCCGACACGTCAGCGGGTTTTGCTTGGCCGCGAACAGCTCCTGCTGATAGCGGTACATCTTGCTGATGAACTTATCCAGGAAGTCGACTTCGGTCAGTTCGCTGACGTCGTTCTTTACTTTCTTTTCGCGCTTCTTGCCGCCGCCATCGCCACGGCTGGAGCGCTCGCCGCGCTGCCCCGGGCGACCTTCCTGGGGCTCGCTCGCGGATTCCCCGACCGGTGCCGGCGACGGCTTGACCGCTTGCTTTAGCAGACGCTCGCGAACGGTGGTCAATCGGTCCAGCTCGTTCAGTTCGTCCTTGGTCAGGCTGCTGGCTTTGCCCAGGAGGAGGGTGATTCGCCGGCCAACGGCGGTCAGCGGTTCTTCGTCCGACAACATGTCTTCCCATCCGCCCTGACGTATCCAGTAGTAGACGATGCGGATGTTGGGCAGGTTGAGCTGCGCCTGAATTTCCTTGGCCTTACAGCGGCGTAGAAATAGGCGTTTGGCGGCTTCTTTAACTTCGGTCGAGTAGTACATGGGCCGCAGTCTAAGCGGCGAAAACGCTGGAAACGCGAGGTTAAATTCCGCGTCTCTCCTACATCGTGAATATAGGAGAAACGCGCAGGTGAACCGTTTGTTTGAGTGCTGATGGCTCCCTATCTTGGCGGCTCATTCAACCGATTGAGCGCAGTCAACGCACATGCCCCGTTCCCTTGTTTCGTACTGGAAACGTGTCGCCACCAGCGGCACCACCGCCGATGGTCGCGAGATCCTTCCCCAGGAACTGCGCGATATCGCTGAAACCTACAAGCCGTCCAAATACACGGCGGTGATCTGGTGCGACCACGAACGCTGGAGCGGTTCCCACGGCACGGTTTTCGCCGTGCGGTTGTTGGAGGAGGGCGAAGACCTGGAGCCCGGGCAAATCGCCCTGGAGGCCCAGCTCAAGCCCAATGACCGGTTGTTGTTCCTGAATGATCAGGGCCAAAAGCTGTTCTCCAGCATCGAGATCACACCCAATTTCGCAGGCAGCGGCAAGGCCTACTTGACCGGTTTGGGCGTCACCGATGAACCGGCCAGTCTGGGCACCCAGGAACTCTACTTTTCAAAGCAGACCCACAAAAACTCTTTCTACGCCGCGTCCGTTGAACTGGGCTCCTTTGAGGCAGAACCACAAAGCGAGGTCGGCAAATTGATCGGCCTGCTTACTGGCCTGTTCAAGCGCTTTGCCACGGATGCCGAGCCCGCCGAACCCACCACCCCAACCGAGAGCAAACCCCCAATGGATGAAGCTACCGCAACGGCCCTCAAAGCCCTGCTGGAGCAGCTGCTTGTCGTCGCTGCCGGCATTCAGGCCGTGATTGAACCCGCCGCCGCAGATGCACCAGAACCCGACCAGGCACCAATCGACGACGTGAGCGCGGCCGTAGACGAGATCGTTACTACAGCCGAGGAAGAACGTGAGTTCCGCCGTAGCGGTGGTTCGAACAAGGCCGTTCTGGCTCAGTTGGAGAAGCTGCAAAAGCAGTTCTCCGCTCTGCAGAACACGTCGACCGGCCGCCAGTTGCCACGCAACCCCGGCCCGGTGACTACCACCAAAAAGCGGGTGCTCTGACATGGCCCAGCCATTAAGCGCCAAGGGCGCCAAACAGTATGCCGAACTGCAGGAAGCGATCGCCGAGGCCTACGGCGTTGAGCGATCGAGCCGCATGTTCAGCGTGGAGCCGTCGATTGCCCAGGAACTGAACGACGCGATCACCGCAAAAGCCGACTTCCTGGAGCGCATCAACGTCACCCCGGTCAGCGAGATCAAAGGTGAGAAGGTGTTCATCGGTGTGAACGGCCCGGTCACTGGCCGCACCAACACCAAGACAACCGATCGCGAAGCCAAAGATGCTTCGGCGCTGGACAACACCCACTACGAACTGGCCGATACCCAGTCGGACGTGGGCCTGCCGTACGCCAAGATCGATGCCTGGGCGAAGTTTCCTGACTTCAAAGAGCGTTATTCGGCCGCAGTGCAAAAACGCATCGCACAGGACCGGATCGTTATCGGTTTCCACGGCACCCACGCCGCCCCGCAGACCGACTTGGAGAAATTCCCCAAGCTGCAGGACGTGAACAAGGGTTGGCTGCAGCAGTTGCGCGAGCAGGCCCCGCAGCAGGTGCTGAAAGAGGGCACCACCGCTGGCAAGGTCACGCTAGGCGCCGGTGGTGACTACGCCAACCTTGATGCCCTGGTGCACGACACCAAACAGATGGTTGACGAGATCCTGCGCGAAGACGGCGACCTGGTCGCGATCATCGGCACCGACTTGCTCGCTGCTGACAAGGCCAAGCTGTACACCAAGCAGGGCGACACCCCGACTGAAAAAGAGCGCATCGAAAACGCTCAGGTCATCGCGACCTATGGCGGTCTGCCGGCGTTCAGCGTACCGAATTTCCCGGTCAACGCGGTGCTGGTCACCAGTTGGGACAACCTCTCGATTTATTACCAGGATTCCAGCTGGCGTAAGCAGACGATCGAGAACCCGAAGCGCTCCCGCGTTGAGGATTACAACAGCCGCAACGAAGGTTACGTGATCGAGCAACTGGAAAAGATCGCGTTCACTGAAAACGTTGAGCTGGTGGCCGCGTGAGCCTGGCCTTGGCGCACAAGCGCCGCACTATCGCCTTGGGCAGCACTGCAGTGGCGGCACTCGCCGCCGCTGCAGGCCTGGCCTATTCCCCGGCCGATGCCCTGAGCAGCCCGGCCAACGCCCGTAAGCACTTGCTGTTGCAGGAAGCGGCATTGGACCAGGATCTGGCCCGAATCAGCGCCATCAACGGCCTGGCCGGACGCCAGGCACTCAAGCGTGAAGAGCTGTTGCCCAAGTACCAGGAATACGTCCAGCGCTACTGCGAGTCGGGGCTGAACTTCCCCAACCGCGTTGCGGTGCAGGTGATGGTCTGGCTGTTCGACACCGTCCAGTTCGAAGACGCCCTGGAGCTGGCGGACTTCCTGATGGAGCAGGGCCAGGAAATGCCGGAGCGCTTCAAGCGCCGGGATATTCAGACCTTTGTGGCCGACGCCGTGTGTGAGTGGGCCTACGCCGAATACAACGCCAACCGCAGCCCGGAGCCCTATCTGTCCGACCTGTTGCCCCGCGTTGACGGCGAATGGCAGCTGACGGAGCAGATCCCGAGCAAGTACCACAAGTTGATCGGCATGCGCGCCATGGAAGCCGAGCAGTGGGAAACCGCGCTCAAGCATTTGGAGCGCTCCACTCAGCTGTACGCACAGGCCGGCAACGACACGCGCATCAAAAAGGTCCGCAGGGCCTTAGCAAAAAACGCGGCTGCTAATCCGGCCACCGAATAACCGACTACCCCCCCCAGCGGGGACCTGTGGAAGTGAGCCGCCCATTTATGGACCGTCCCACTGAAAACAGGCTCCCCGCCCTATTTGAGCGCCCAGCGATGAGCTTTTCCGGGAAACCCACCACCTTTGTGGAACAGACAATCGAGAACGACGGCTTCTGGCCGAACCTCTCTCTGTCCGAATTCCAGAAGGAATACCGCCTGCCGGCGGAGTACCTGGTAGAGCTGCTGGGCGGTGACATGACCATGGCCATGATCGAGGTCAATGGTGACCTGGCCAAGTGCAAGGCCCGGTGGCAGGCCTTCGGTATCAACAACGTTGAAGCCGCAGACACGGTGCTGCTGCAGGAGCGTGCATTCAAGGTGAAGTTGTACAAGCGCGCCGTGTACTGCCGCACCAAAGCCAATCTGCTACCGCAGTTCGCCACGGTCACCCGCAGGGAAAGCGCTGAGAACACCGGCAAGGAAGCCCCGGAGCGGGCTGAAACATTTTTGGCCTTCAGCCAGCAGGCCATTCGCGCTCTGCAGGGCCGTGGCCGCATCACGGCGTCTTTGCAGTGATCCAGCTGCAGGCGCTGACCGCCTACCTGATGGCCCGCAACCTGGTGCCCCCGGAGCAATTCGACAGCTGGACCGAACAGGTCAGCCTGGAATTGATCTGGAAGCCCGACCGCGACGGTCTGCACATGAGTGACATGCGCTATCGCGCCGTGTTCTCCCTGGAGCGCTTCACCGGTCACCCGGCCAGGCTGATGGCCCTGGTGGGCAGTTGGCTGGAAACACACGATCCCGATCGGCACCGCCACGAACTGCCGGCGCCGCTGTTTGCCGTTGAGCCCCTGGACCAGGACAGCTTCGACGTGGAGCTGTCGCTGGAATTCGTCGAGCCGCAATACCTGGCCGAGGATCCCGCCGGCGAGATCGAGGCGTTCAACAAGACCTGGGCGTTCGTACCGTTCGACCTATGGATCGCTGAGCACGGCGAGGTCGGTCATGGCTGACAGCCCGCTCGACCTCGATGTCAGGGGCTTGCTCAACGTCGACGCCCAGTTGGCGTTGCTTGATCTGTCGCCCCAGTTGCGCCGGCGGCTGTTGAACAACGTGACCAAGCGGGTGCGCTCGATTAGCCGCAAGCGGGTACGTGAGCAAAAGAACCTGGACGGCAGCCCGTTCGCGGAGCGCAAGGGCAGTGCCAAGGGCAAAAAGAAGATGGAAGCCGGCTTGGCCAAGCTGCTGCAGGTCACCCGTGTCAGTTCCGATGAAGCCGAACTGGGCTGGAAAAACGCGCTTACCCGCTGGGTCGCATCCCAGCAGCACAACGGCGTCAGCGAGCGGCGTACCGCTGCACAGATGAGGCGCTGGAACAAAGTCCCGCCGGGAATCGCCTGCACCGACAAACAAGCCAAGCGCTTACGCCGGCTGGGGTTTCGCACCCGTCAGAAGGGCAAAAAGACGCTGACCCGGCCGTCGGTTGCATGGATTCAAGAACATGTGAACTACGCCAAGGCCGGCTTGCTGATCCGCATTTTGAACGATGAAAAAACCGAGACATCGGGCGCGCAAAGCTGGGACATCACCCTGCCAAAACGCCAGTTCCTCGGGGTAGAGACCGGGAGCGAAACCCGCGAGCTGGTTAACCAGGTCTTTCAACAAATCCTTAATTCACCCCGCTAACGAGGCACAGCATGGCACTTGGCAAAGTCAGCGTTAACAATCTCAATCTGGGCCAGGGCGCCGTGACTGAGATCGAACGCTATTTCCTGTTCATCGGTCCCGGCACGAAAAACGCCGGCAAATTGGTCGCGCTCAATACCGACAGCGACTTGGACGCCACCCTGGGCCTGCAGCCCAGTGACCTGAAAACCCAGATCACTGCGGCACGCCTGAACGGTGGCGATCGCTGGGCATGCCTGGCGGCGCCGATCGGCACCGAAGGCGATTGGCAACCGGCGCTGGAAGCATCGCAACAACAGGGTTTCTCCGTAGAGGCCGTGGTTATCACCAAGCCGGTGGCCAAGGGCGAAGAGCTGGCGGCAATGCACGATGCCGCCGTGTCGCTGAGCAACGTCTACGGGCGCCGCGTATTCATCATGGCGGCGTCCGCCGGCCCGACGCCGCTGCAGGCCTGGGACGAATACCTGCTGGACCAGAAGGCGATCACCGCCGACCTGGCCGCGCCCCGCGTCCTAGTGGTGCCCCAGTTGCATGGCAACGACTTGGGCGTGTTGGCCGGTCGTTTGGCCAACGCTGCAGTAAGCATTGCTGACAGCCCTATGCGTGTGGCCACCGGTGCCGTTCTCGGCCTTGGCAGTGTGCCGGCGGACAAGGAGGGTATCCCCTTGCCGTCCTCGATCCGCGCCGAGCTGGATAAGGCCCGCTTTTCCGTCTCTCAAACTTATCCCGATTACCCGGGCGTGTACTGGGGCGACGGCAACATGTTGGACACCCCGGCCAGCGACTACCAGGTAATCGAATACCTGCGCCTGGCCGACAAGGCGGCGCGCCTGGTGCGTCCACTGCTGATCCTTCGCGTGGCCGATCGCCGGTTGAACAACACCCCCAACAGCATGGCCGTGAACATCAACGCGCTGATGGCGCCCCTGCGCCGTATGGCCAAGTCGGTGAAGTTCGCCGGCCAGGTGTTCCCGGGTGAAATCGAGTCACCGAAGGATGGCGACATCGTGCTGGTCTGGAAGAGCAAAACCGCCGTAGAGGCGTTCATCAAGCTCAAGCCCCACAACTGCCCGAAAGACCTCACGGCGAACATCGCCCTGGACCTTTCCAACGACGATTCGGAGTAACCCCCCATGTCACGTATTGGCGGCAAGAACTTTGACGTGAACCTGGGCGACCTGCTGGTTCACGTCGAAAGCTGCACCTTGGATATCACCGACAACAGCAAAACCGCGCAAACCCGGGGCGTGCCAGACGGCTACGTCGACGGCGACGTGGCAGCCGCGGGCGATCTGGAGCTGGATTCCACCAACTTCAACCTGCTGATCGAAGCCGCCCGCAGTGCCGGCAGTTTTCGCAAGCTGGCGGCCTTCGACACGGTGTTTTTTGCCAAGGCCGGCGACGACGAACTGCGTATCGAGGCGTTCGGCTGCAAGTTAAAGGTCTCCAGCCTGCTGAGCATCGATCCCAAAGGTGGTGAGAAGACCAAGCACAAGGTGCCGTTTGAGGTTACCAGCCCGGACTTTATCCGCATCAACGGCGTGCCGTACCTCGACGCAACCGAGATCGAGGGCATTAGCTGATGGTGTGCCCGTTCGATCGCGCCCAAGCCCTGGAACAACGTCAGCGGGACCAGGCTATCAACGCCCAGTTGGCCCAGGCCCGACGTGAGTCAACGGGCCCAAGCCTTAAACACTGCGTGGATTGTGATAACGAGATTCCCGAAGCGCGCCGCGCCCTGGGCGGCAAAACCCGGTGCGTCCAATGCCAGTCTTTTTTCGAACAAGGAGTGAAGCGATGAGCGCGAATCAGGTGGCCCAGGACACCGCCATCGCACTGGCAAAGGCGTCGCCTGCGATCGGTGTAGCGGCCACCGGAGCGACAGGGACCGTCGACTGGTCGGCTGTCGCCTACATGCTGACTGCCCTTTATATGGTGCTGCAGATCCTGCTGTTGGTGCCTAAATATCGCCAGATGTTGCGCGACTGGAAGGTAAGGCCATGAGCCTGCGCGGCAAGATCGCCGCCGGCGCCATTGCGCTCTGCAGCTCCACGCTGGTGGTGTTCCTGGGCACCTGGGAAGGCAACGGCCAGAACACCGTGTATGCCGACAAGCTCGCCCAGGGCCTGCCGACCGTGTGCAAAGGCATCACCCGCCACACCAGCCCTTATCCGGTGGTGGTCGGTGACTATTGGTCAGACGCCCGGTGCGCCGAGGTGGAACAGCTGGTGATCAGCAAGGGCCAGTTGCAGTTGGCCGACTGCATCACCAACCAGAACGTGGGCCAGAACACCTTCGACGCGCTGAGCAGCCATAGCCACAACGTCGGCGTGCCCAGCACCTGCGCCAGTCGTGCCGTCTCGCTGATCAATGCCGGGCGCATCAAGGACGGATGCAACGCACTGGCGTGGGCCGCTGACGGCAAAACCCCAGTGTGGGCCTACGTCACCACCGCCCCGGGGCAAAAGGTATTTGTCCGAGGCCTGCACCGGCGCCGGTTGGCCGAAGCGCAACTGTGCAAGGCGGGTTTGTAATGCGCGAAGCCATTTTCCCCATGGTGCTGTGCCTGGTGGCCTGGTTCGCCTTTGACCTGCTGGAAGGTCAGCGCGATATCGCCCGCAGCGAGCGCGATGCAGCGCTGTTCGAAGTCAACGGCCTGCGCGAAGCGGCGCGTGTTAGCGGCGAGATGTTGGCCGAGCGGGACGCTATTGATCTTCAACGCACCCAGGAACTGAACGATGAACGCATCGAAAACGACGGCCTGCGCCTCGCTGTTCGCGCTGGCCTTAAGCGGCTGCAGCTCAACGCCACCTGCAGCGTCCCCACGTCCGGTACCACCGGCGCCGGCGGCTTGGCTGATGGCGGATCCGCCGAACTCACAGAAGACGCTCGACAAGATTATTTCACCCTCAGAGATCAGCTCGCCCTCAGTCGGCAAATGATCCTGGGCCTACAGGACCACGTGCGCCGGGTTTGCCTGCGCTGACGTTTTCCCACTTTTAAACCCTGAACGGAGCAACACCCATGACCGATAAACGCGAGATCACCCTGGAAGTAGGCGACAAGGAATTCACCTTTGAGCTGACCCCGCAGGACGTGACCAAGTACTTCAACGCGGTGACCCAGGCCAACAAGGTCGCGCCGGCGAACAACCTGCTGGTAACCACCGTTAAACAGGAAGAGCGCGCCACCCTCAAGCCGATGCTGGGCAACCCGGTATTCGTGATGCAGCTGGCCGGCGCGCTGCTGGAGGAATACAGCCCCGACGTTGAAATCACCGTAAAAAAGCCCTCGACCACGCCGAACGACTGACCGAAAACGGCCTTGGCCAACTGGTGGCCCTGGCCGGTCGTTGGCTACCAGGTGCCGAGCCCACCGCCGAGGTGATGGGCACGGCCAAGTGGCTTGAGGACGAACACTGGCGGCGGATGGAAATCGCCATCGCCAACGGGATCGCCCACGCATTGAACGGATAAACACAGATGGCTGACCAAAGCGCTCGCCTGGCCTTCATTTTGAGCCTGACCGATAAGGTCACCGCCCCGTTGGGCAAGGTGAAAGCTAGCTTTTCTGATCTGGCTGAACAGAGCGAAAAGCACATCAAGACCATGGGCCTTGGCCTGGCGGGATTGGTGGGCGCCGGCGTGGCCATCACCCAGTCGCTGGAACCCGCTCTGGAGATGAACCGCGCCCTGGGCGAGGTCCGATCGCTGAGTGTGGCCGAGGATGCGTTGACCGCACTGAATCGCAAATCTCTGGAGTTTTCGGTGGCCTACGGCGAGAACGCCCGGGATTTTGTCGCCTCGGCGTACCAGATTGAAGGCGCCATCAAGGGCCTGGCGGGCAGCCAGTTGGCGACCTTCACCAATGCCAGCAACCTATTGGCCAAGGCCACCAAGTCCGATGCGAACACCATGGGCACCTACGTCGGCACGATGTACAACCTGTTCAAAGGCCAGGCCGACGCCATGGGCAAAGGCCAGTGGGTGGAGAACCTGGCCGGTCAAACCGCCACGGCGGTGCAGCTGTTTCGCACCAGTGGCGAGCAGATCGGCGAGGCATTCAAAGCCGCCGGCGGCCTGGCCAGCACTGCCGGCGTGAGCCTGGCCGAGCAAATGGCGGTACTGGGCACACTGGGCAGCACCATGGACGGCGGGGAGGCCGGTGGCCTCTATAAATCGTTCTTTGAGAACGTCAGCGGCGCATCGGAAAAACTCGGCATGTCCTTTGTCGACCAGCAGGGCAAGTTGCTGCCGATGATGGACATCCTGGACAAGCTCAAAGGCAAGTTTGGCGATCTGTCGATTGAGGCCAACGGCAAGAAGCTGCGTGACGCCTTCGGCGGCGAAGCGGCGCGACTGATCACCACACTGCTGGGCGACACCGACCGCCTGAAAAACGGCATGGATCGACTGGGCAATGTGCACGGGTTGGAGAACGCCGAGCGCATGGCCAAGCAGATGGTGGACCCGTGGCAACAGTTCGGCGCCGCTGTCCAGGCATTGCGTATTGCCTTCGGGCAGTCGCTGATCCCGATCCTGACGCCGCTGATGGATCGCCTGGTGGCCATCGCTGCCACGCTTACCCGCTGGACTCAGTTGTTTCCCAACATCACCCGCGTGATCGGCATCACCACGTTGGTGGTGTTCGGGATCATTGCGGCCATGTCGTTACTCACGCTGACCGTGGGTATCTCGAAAATGGTCTGGCTGGGCCTGGTCACTGTGTGGAAAGTCCTGACCATGGCCGGCCTGCGCAGTATCGCGATGTTCCTGTATCACACCGTTATGGTGATCGGGTTCGTCGCGGGCCTGGTGCTGATGGTCGCCTGGATGGGCCTGGTCAAGGGCGCGATGCTGCTGTGGCAGGGCGCCATCTGGCTGGTCAACACCGCGTTGCTGGCCAACCCGGTGACGTGGGTTGTGATCGGCATTGTCGCCTTGGTCGCGGCCGTGGCGGCGGCGATCATCTACTGGGACGAATGGACCAGTGCGCTACTCAACAGCGAGGCGTTCCAGTGGGTCAGTGCCCAACTGACGGCGCTGTCTGACTGGTTCAATTCGATGGGCGGGTGGTCTGGTATGGCCAGCGCGGCGTGGGACGGCATCGTCAACATCTTTAAATCGGCCATCAATGGCTTGATCGAGATGCTGAACAAGATCCCGGGCGTGCAGATCGATGCCGCGTTTGGCGACATGCCGGCGGCACCTCAACTGCCCACCATCACTGCACCGACGGTCGAGGCACCGTTGCTGCCGCAGCTGGTGAGCGCTCCCCAGCAACCCGTCCAGGCGCCTCCCCTGATGATGGCTGCCGCACAGCAGGCGCCTGCGTCGGCCATGCCCGCGCTCAAGGCCTTGCAGCCCCAGGCACAGCCGCCAGCGTTGGTGTTGGCCCCGGTACCGAAAACGCCGGCGCCTATCCCGCAGCCCCTGACGGCTCCAGAGCCACCGCGCACAGCGCCGGCACTGGTGGCCGCGCCTGCCTTGAAGACACCGGCGCCGATCGGGCCGCAGCTCAACATCCCACAGCCGAAGCAACCGCCGGCGCTGGTGACTGCGCCGGCACCGACTGAAAAGGCCGAGCAAAGCCAGCAGCGCATGAATGGATCTGTGGCCAGCCTGTCACCGAAGCGGCCCGATGCCGTGCCCCGGGGCGGCTTGCTGAGCAGCATCCAGAACAACAACCAAACCCAGAACAAGGGCACCCACGTGGAGAACGTCAACATTCACACCGGCAAGCAAATGAACCCGCTGGAACTGGAAGGCATGTTGGCCATGGCGGTGGGTGGATGAGCGAATACATCGACCTGCTGATCATCGACAACGACCTGGTGCTGGACCCGTCACGTCAGCCCCTGCTGATCGAGGACCGGGCCAGCATCGCCCAGGACATCGCGCACATGATCCGTGAAAGCGGCCTGCTGGTAACGCTGGTAGCCGAGCGCAGTCGTCTGCGTCAACGCGACTGCATCCAGCAACTGGAGCTGCTGGTGGAGGCTGACGAACGCTTGGTACCGGGCACCGCACTGATTAACCAGGTGCAGTCCGGCCAGTACCTGGTCACGGCAAAAACGCTGAAGTTTGGCGACATCGAGGTGACCCTGTGAGCGACGTAGATTTCAAACAGGCACTCGCTGACGCCGGCATTCCCGTGACCGAGGACGGTTTGCGTAAGGCCTGGGAAAAGGAAGTAGCGGCCCAGGGCAGCAAGATGAGCAACACCAGCGCTTATTCGCCGTTCTGGCGGGTGATGACCGCCCTGGTGACCAAGCCAGTCATGTGGCTGATCAGCTTTATCAGCGGCACCGTCCTGCCCAACTTCTTTGTGAAAACCGCCCGCGATAAGTGGTTGGACATGCTGGCCTGGGCGGTCAACGTCGAGCGCAAAGGCGCTACCAAGGCCAAGGGCATGCTGTTGTTTACCCGCGACGTTGCCGGCGGTGTGCTGCAGATGCCTGCCGGCATTCAGGTGCAGTCAGCTGCCATCAATGGCCATATTTACCAACTGGTCACCACCCAGGCCGTGACTTTTGCCGATGGCGTGCTGCAGCTGGAAGTCCCGGCCGAGGCCCAAGAGGTCGGCAGTGGTTTCAACCTGGCCCCGGGTTACTACGCGATTCTGCCTGTGCCCATTCCTGGCATCGTCCAGGTGGTCAACACCGACGGTTGGTTGATTGCACCAGGTGCAGATCCCGAGCCCGACGATCAGCTGCGTTTGCGGGTGCGCAACCAGTTCTCGGCGGTCAATCAGTGGCACACCGATGCAGTCTATCGGGCGATGATTTCCGCGTTTCCTGCGGTGCGGCCCGATGGCGTCTACTTCCTGCACGGTGCACCACGTGGCCCGGGCAGCGCGAACGCCTATGTGCTGTTTGAGGCGGACGTGCCGGCAGCGGCGTACCTGGAGCAAATCAACGCCCATATCCGTGACCAGGGAAACCATGGCCACGGCGACGATCTGTTGGTGTTGGTGATGCCTGAGACCCTGCATAAGTTGAGCGTAACGCTGTGGCCACGTCCTGCACTGACCACCGAGCAACGCGCCAAGCTGCAGGCCGAGGCCGAGTTGTTCATCCGTGCGGCCTTTCGTGAAAGTGGCACAGGTGACTATCAGCCCACGCTGACTTATCCCCAGGCGCGCTTTTCATTCAGTCGCCTGGCCGAAGAACTCCACCAGCAGTTCGCCGGCATCGAGTCGCTGCACTTCGATAACGCCGACATCGTGTCAGAGCTGACCATTCCACGGATCAGCAGCCTGCAGGTGGTGTTGCCATGATCAAGCTCAATTTGCCGTTCTGGCTGGATGGCCCGCAGCTGACCAAGCTCAAGGCCGCCTGCCAGACGTGGTGGGAGAAAGTTGAAGGCTGGGTACAGTGGCCATTGCTGCAGATGGACGCCGAGTCCTGCCACCTGACCATTCTCGACCTGCTGGCCTGGCAACGGGATATCAGCCGCTTCAAGGACGAGCCGGAAAACCTGTACCGCCTGCGGGTCAAGTTCGCCTTTATCAACGCCGTCGACGCCGGCAGCACAGCGGGACTTAAACGCATCCTGCAGCGCCTGGGCGTGGGTTATGTCGAGATTGACGAACGCTTGCCCGATCGGGACTGGGATGTGGTGCTGTTGCGCCTATCCGACTCCCAGCTGTCGCAAAACCCTGAGCTGCTGCGTGTCCTGGTTCAGCAGTACGGCCGCACCTGTCGGCGCTACGACTTCGTGACCATCACCCCCGTATCGCTGCGCATCGTCGCGGTGGACTTCAACGACGACCAGCAAACGCTGATCGCCAGCCTGTAGGAGCCCCCATGGGAGCCAGTATTACCCTTGCAGGTGAAAGCCTGATCGCCCAGAAACTTGGATCGCAACAGCGCCTCGATGTCGTTCGCTTCATCTTTGCCAACGTGCCAGGACTGGACCCGAACGCACCGGTGAACCGTGATGCAGCAAAGCCGCCGGCAGCGCAGATTGTTCACACCTACGCCATCCCTGAACAAAACGTCGGCTTTGTTAACCCCAACCAGGTGGTGTACAGCTCGATGCTGGGCAGTGATATCGGCGACTTCGACTGGAACTGGATCGGCCTCGAGACCGCCGAGGATGTGTTGCTGGCCGTGGCTTACATGCCGCTGCAGCAGAAGCGGAAAAACATTCCGCCGCTGCAGCTGGGCAACAACGTCACCCGAAACATCATGGTGGTTTTCGACGGGGCCCAGGAACTGACCGGCGTCACCATTGACGCCAAGACCTGGCAGCACGACTTCACGATTCGGCTAAAGGGGATCGACGAACGCGAGCGCCTCAGTAACCGCGACATTTTCGGTCGGGCCTGTTTTTTTAGCGACGGGTTCCAGGTTGAAAAGGTCGGTAACGCCTACCAAATCAAACCGGGATTGGCCTACGTTGAGGGCATCCGCATCGAGTTGGCCAATGCTTTGCCTATTACGTTGCCGGCAATGCCCACACCGGTCTATCTGGATGTTTCTTTGCGCCGTGAACGCAACGACACGGTGGCCGTTTGGACAGTGGCATACGGTGGGGTTGACTACACTGACAGCGCCGACGTTCGGCACTATCTCATTGCCCTGGCGTACGTTAAGACCTCTGACACCACTGATTTTCGGCCGGCTGAACCGATCACCGGCCCATTGGTACAGCACCTGGCAGCACGTGTCGGTGACTATCCCCAGCTGCGCGCCCGGGCAACGACCAAGGACGACGTAGAGCTGGGTAACTTGCCGAACGCCGTCAGCGACGACGCCGGCACCGACAGCAGCAAAATTTTGGCGACCACCAAGGCAGTATTTGGCGTTCGCAAATTCCTGCAGCAAGCGATCGACAAGCTGATCGACGGCACGACACCGGCGGGCAAAGCCAAACAGCTGGAGACCGCCCGCAAAGTCTCGATCAGCGGTGTCGGCACGGGTAGTGCGACGTTTGATGGTACGGCGGATGTGAACATCCAGGTCACGATGCCTGACATCGTGGCGTCCTCGAAATACACCAAGGTTACGGTGAATTCCAAGGGTTTGGTGACCGATGGCGAAAGCCTCCAACCCGTGGACATTCCAGCGTTGGATTGGTCGAAAATCACCACTGGAAAACCTACCACTACAGAGGGCTATGGCATCACCAACGCCCTTGTAGTGGATACGGCATCACAGCAGAGGCCGATTTTATATAGCCCCGTCTCTGGTGGTGCATGGCCCTCATCCGCGTTAGAAATACGTGAAGCCAAGTTGGTTGCGAATGCACAATCGGCCTATGAATACGCCCCGCGAATAGCCTTTCATTGGGGGGCTATTACTGCTGGGGACTTGGGAATGTCGTCCGCCGGTGAGCTTTGCTGGAATAGCCAGAGGATTTGGACCCAGCAAAATTTCAATCCGGATTCCAAAGCGAACAACGCCACTACGGCTGAGGGGTACGGCATTACCAATGTGTTGCTTGTTAACACGGTATCGACACAGAGGCCTGTTCTCTGCGCGCCTGAGACAGCAGGTGTCAACGGTCTTGGCGGAGCCATGGAGATCCGCGAGACACACCAGATTGGGCCAGAGAACTTGGACTTCTCTTACGCGCCAGCACTGACCTTTCATTGGGGTGGCCGTTACCGTAGCCAGTTAGCGATGGACGCTTTTGGAGATTTACGCTGGCACGGGGAATCGGTGTTCCATACCGGTAACTTGAACCCCAGCAACATCGTGCCTGCCGGCGCCATCGTCATATTCGCAATGTCCGGCAACCCTGCAGGCTATCTCAGGGCGAATGGTGCCGCTGTTTCCAGAACTACCTATGCAGCCCTTTTTGCGCAGATCGGTACTTACTACGGTGCCGGCGATGGGGTGAACACCTTCAACTTGCCTGACTTGCGAGGCCTATTTGTCCGAGGCCTGGATGAGGGCAGAGGCTTCGACGCCGGCCGTGCTTTGGGGACCTTTCAAGACAGTCAAAACGCTTCACATACGCACGCCGCGTCAAGCGATGCACAGGGTGAACATACTCACGGTCTTCTAAAGGCTGCTTCGGGCAACAACAGTTCCGGCGGCTATGTCAGTCCTGCAAACGTAGGTAATGCGCTATCGACCACACAGCCAGCGGGCGCCCACTCCCACAACATCACGGTAGCCGCATCGGGTGGTAATGAGTCGCGCCCGGTCAACATCGCGCTTATCTACTTCATCAAGTATTGAGATCCCATATGAAGACCAAAACTGTATTCCAAACCGATCGCCTGGGGCTCTTTACTGGTACAGCTGAGGCCGAAGAATCCCCCCTTGAACCGGGTGTCTTTCTGATTCCCGGGGGATGCGTGGAAGTCGCGCCGCCAAAAATCCCGGCCAACAAAGGCGCCTGCTGGAGCAATGGCAAGTGGATTCTTGTCGATTACTTCGACGGTTTGATCGTCTACAGCATCACCACGGGTGAACCGTTGACGGTCACCGGCGTGGGTCCGATCCCAAGCGGCTACACCACCAAAAAACCGGGGCCCGACCAGGTCTGGAAGAATGGCGAATGGGTGGACGATATCGGCGCGATTCTGGCGGCGCTGTATGAACAAAAGCTGCAGGAGGTCAACGACGGCTGCAATAACTATATCGAAAGCGGGTTTGTCTCCAGCGCCCTGGGCGCCCCCTACCGTTACTCCAGCCAGATGGACGATCAAATCAATCTCACCGGCATGGTGTTGAGCGGTTTGGATGCCAGCTATGCCTGTTTCGACGCCAATCGGGTGAAAGGCTTTCGTCCCCATACAGCGGCCCAACTGCACATGGTGGGCCAGGACCTGGTGCGCTTCAAGCAGGCGGCGTTGCAGCACGCCGACAACCTCAAGCAGGACTTGGCCACCGCGCTGAAAGACAAAAAGCTCAAGGTGATGAAGTCCATCAAATGGACGCCGCCGGCATGACTTGGGATGCAGTGAAAATGCGCTGGCCAAAACAGGCCACCCAATGGATGGGACAGCTGTCAGCCGCGCAGAACCTAGCCGGCGGCGAGCTGGCCAGCACCGCCAAACGCCTGTCGGACCTCAATGGCAAGACCACGACCAACCCGGGGCCGGTGGGTGATGCTGCCCAGGGCGCGATCGCAGCAGGGCGTGCCGCGCTCGCCGATCAGTTGGGCGAGGCCCCGGCCTGCCTAGTGGTGACGCCGTTTCAAAGTGGAGTTGGCCAGGGCCGCGGCTACCAGCGTTTTCTGTCTGCACCGAACTTGCTGCAGCACCTTGCCGGCAAGTTGGTGGATGTCAGCGACATAGGCCGGCCCGACGCACCCCAGCACGCGCTGTGCCTCCTGTTCCTGTCCACTCGTTTCGACCAGTTGGCCGACAGCCTGGCTCGCTTCAACGCGTTGCTGCCGATGCCTGACCTGGTGCGAACCGAACGCCGAGCGCGGCACCTGTCGAAACTGGAAACGGAAAAGTGGGAAATTCCCGCCGCCGGCACCTTGCCGCGCTGGCAGTCGCTGCCCCTGGAGCGCTGCACCGTGGTTAAAGCCGCCCAGCAATCCATGGCCGGCCAGATTGCCGTCCTGGAGAGCTACGCCGCCGACAGCTCGCCCATGGCGGCACTCTCTGACCTGGCCAGCCGCAAGGCAGCCCAGCAACAGGGCCGTGACCAGCAGCTGGCCGACCTGAAAGCCCTGCTGGCTGGCGGCAACGCTGATAGCAGCATGCGCGCGCGCCTGATCGGCCCGGGCAACGCCACTGAGCTGCGCCAGGCACTGTTGGCGGGTGATCCCCCCGGGCATGAATGGGTGCTGTGCGCCGGCGCGCTGTTGGTGGGATCTGAGCAGGGCCTGAGCTTTGTTCGTGAACTGGTGGGCCTATGACGCTGCTACTCGACGGGCAAGAGGTGCGCGGGAAGAACCTCAAGGTCACCGGCAACCTGCGTATTGAAAGCGACGATCTGTCAGGCCAGACCAGCAACACCGACAAGGGCCACAAGGGATTCAAGCCCAAAACCCTGACCGTCAGCCTGATGATTCCTTTCGTTGACCAGGTGCAGTTGCGCGACCTGATGCGCCTGGTGGAAGCAACCGCCGGCGGTGGCCAGCTCAAGACGTACCGAATCGTCAACGACACCGCCGCCGCGTTTGGCATGCGCCAGGTGACATTCACCGAAGGCGTGAGCGCCCGCGAAGACGACAACCTACGCGGCTGGCTGATCCAGTTCACCCTGACCGAAAAACTCTCCAATCCGGAAAAAGTGGAAGGGCGCCGATCGGGCAATGCGGTAACGGCGCAGTCTGGTCCGGGCGGTGCGGTCGGCGGCGCCGGCGGCGACACGCCTGGTGGCCCCGAAGAATTGACCGGTTTTGAAGCCACGCTGAAAAAGGTGGATACCTGGTTAGGCGGGAGTCCCAAGGCATGAAGCTGCACAAGGAATTGACCATCAGCGGCGCGCCTTACGTCCTGGTCAAAAACGAAGTCCGGCTGGATGCGAAAAGCCCGGGCCGGGCGACGTTCACGATCCAGGCGACGGCGCCGGTCAAGGGGCTGGTGACACTCGATATCGGCTACAACAGCAGCACCCTGCAGCGGCACTTCATCGGCTACGTCGAGCGCTGTAGCACTGCCAGCAGCACCCAGCAGGTGCTGTTCTGTCGCGAGCTGGCCGCGATTCTGGCCAACCCGCTGCCGCTGAACCTGCGTCACGTCGACCTGCGCGCCGTCCTAGTCGAGATCGGCCAGCGCACCGGTTTGCGCTTCCGCGTCCCGGAGCAGCCGTATGCCAGCGTTAAGGCGCCATTTTTCTACAGCCTGGCCGCCGGCTATCAAGCCATGGACAGCCTGGCCCGGGTTTTCAATATTCCCGACTTCATCTGGCAGCAGCAGGGTGACGGTGAAGTGTTCGTGGGCAGTTGGACTGACAGCTTCTTTGGCGTTCGCTCGCCGCTGCAGCTGCCGGCGGAACTGTTCGACGATTACCAGGGCAACCAAAGCGCGATGATTGCAGCCCTTCCGGGGTTACGACCAGGTGCAACGATTAACCACGGCGAGCGCATCACCAGTGTGGCGCTCATCGACAATCAGATGGCCATCCGATGGACGACGCAATTCGCCGCAGCGTAGAACGACAATTTCCCGAACTTACCGGTGGTTACCACCTGCCACGCTTTGCCCGGGTTGTCGCCGTGGCCGATGCGCCCGCCGGCGCCGGGATCTGCGACGACTTCCGCCCGCGCTACGCGGTCGACATCGAGGTCATGGGGCCGGACGGCGAGCCAGATACCAAGCTGCCGATCCTGGCCGGTGTGCCTTTACCGCTGCCCACCGGTGGCGAGGAAATGGGCATCTACGCGTTCCCCGAGGAAGGCACCCAAGTCGTTGTGTGCTTTGCCTACGGCCTGCCGCACAAGCCCTATATCCAAACCATTCTGCCCCACGGCCTTAGCATGCCCAGCGTCCCGAAGGGTGACCAGGTGTGGCAGCACAGCGAAGCCTGTCAGCAGCGTGTGGACGCTGATGGCAACTGGCTGCGCCATACTGACGGCAAGATCCTGGACAAGGCGATCGAGCGGGAAGTGGAGGCGATGGGCAATACCGAGCGGTTCCAGAGCCACACCAGGACCGTGGACGACCATTCAACTGAGTCGGTAGGAGGCATCAAGACGCTTGAAGCGCTGGGCGCGCTCAAGCTGCTGTCGGGCGGATCTGCGAGCCTGGCGGCGGTGGATGACTTGCATCAGGCGACCGGGCGGGATTTAAACCTGGTGGTGGGGCAGAAGCACAACGCCACAGTGGGTGGCGATATGGAGGAAAGAATTCAGGGGATGCGGAAGAGTGTGGCGGCGGTCAGTCAGAGACTGGTCGCGCCCAAGACCTGGTTGGGATCCGAAGAGGTAAATGTGCTACTGGTGCTGTGCGATTTGCTCGACCTGGTGCAACATATGAACGCACAGCTGTCCATTCATACACACGCGTCTACACCTGCACCAGGGAATGCAGAGGAGTTTTTAGAAAATGTAAGTGTCGCGGCTAAACTATATACAAAGCTAAAGCAGATTACGCTCTGACTCCCCATCCCGCACTGTTGCTTCTATGCGGTCGAGACCATCTTTATCGCTTGATTGCATCTATGCTAAGCGTCTATTTAAGGGAGTGAATCTTTTTGAGTTCGACTAGTATTCTCGTGATGTTCATCGGCAGCGCGCGATCCAAAGATGTCTTCTTTGGATGCGGTTCACCTTAGAGTGATGCTGTTGTATGTGTGTCGTGAGGCTTGTACTTGTCGAATAGAAGTAACCGTTATCCATCTACTTGTCTTTTTGATAAGTATCTCGGTAAGCGGCCTCAAGATTCCCAGCAAGCTCGGCGGCCTGTGTATTGATATCTTGAAGCACCCTGTGATCCAGATTTAGTTCCTGTCTACCGGTGACCCTGTAACAACCATTGTTTGTAACAGCTGTGCGCAACCCTATAGCAGATATCTTGTTTCCAGATATTTTAAGATTAAGAAGGTTCAATGCATGATCTAACCTCATAAGTTCAGGTTCAATAGCTAACTCTAACTTTTTGCACCCTGTGCCGTCTGGTAGAGTGAGGCATTCAATTGCTTTCTCTCTTATGGAGTCGACAGAGTCGAGAGATCTATCTAAGAACTGCCTGATTTCTTTTCGCGTCTCTCTCCTATCGTTTCCACGAGAAACAACAATCCATCCTATTATAATTAAGCTGGAGGGTAATATTATTTTTATTAGCTCCATAATTATGCCGCTCTTTATTAGCTCCATAAGTATTTCGCTGTTCGTCCCTGGCATAATTATTTCCTTTTGGCTATTTTAATATAGTTCCATGCTTCGTCAACGTAGCTCTGTAATGCAAAACGTATTGTTAGTTTTTGTTTGAGTTGTTCATGTGTGAAATAGCCCTCTCTGACCAGTCCACCGAAGGCCTCATCCAAAAAAGAAGAGCCAAGACTTAGTACGCCATCAAGATCAACTGTTACTTTGTCGTTTCCGCGTAATTCTTTAAGTAGGTAGTCTTCGCGAAATTCCTCGCCCGATTTAGGGCCGTCCGCTCTCCGTCTAACGCATGGCATCTTAGAAAATTGCGAACTAACGGTTATTAAACTCATAACTTTGCCTCACTCATAAAGCCGAATTCTTCTATGGGAACCTTCCATTGGATAATAGTTCCACCGATACTTGATTTGTCATCCCCTGAGTATCTTGTTCCCGCAATGTTGTCTATAGAGTATGAACCTTTATTGCTGTATATAGATATTGCGCCAACATGCTGTTCCTTTACCACCTTCAATATGTCCTTAAGCCCTTTGCCGCGATGCTTTTCGTTAGTGCTAGACTTTCCTACTGTAAAAGCTAGTTCGATCATTTTGTGATCCTTTCGCTTCATACCAGTCCGTGTTTTTAAAATGGCCGCTAATTCTTCTTTCCAGTTGGCCTCAAGTGTACCTGGAATTCCAAGCCCTAAGTCACATATTACTACAAGGATATACTCATCGACCTGCCTGGCGAATAGCCACCACTTCTGGCGTTCTCTTCCAGTCTCCGCCCCACCAGCGTCTTCGTCATACGCGTGCTCGGATGAATTTGCCACAGCCTCCGCCATACCGCTTAGCAATGCCATTCGAAGGGTCAAATTAGTACTTTCTACCAAGATTCGAGGGAGTTTTTCTGCAACAGACTCTAAGTCTCCCTCGTATCCAGAAACATAAAGCCATGGAGTCACATCGCTGGAGTCTAGTTTTTTGACTCTTGAACTTAGCCCGAGCTTTTCCAAAAGGCCCATATGTTGGAACATTTGTTCGACTGTAGTGTTGTTTGGATAAGTGGCTTCAACGACAACAGAGAATTCAGCAGAGTTAAGAATTCTTTCGATCTGAGCTGCAAGAAAAAGAGTGCCGCAAGAATTCAGGCTTTTAATGGCCGAAAAGTCTAGAATTATTTTTTTAACAAATGGATCTGATGCATGAGCTTTCATCTGCTCAACTGAATTTATTAGCAGTTGTCGATCAGATGCCGACGCAAGAGTAATGACGCCAGAGAACTTTATTTTTCTAGTGGTAGGCCTTTTACGCTTTTGCTGATCTCTTCGCTCATGGCCGAGAAGTACGGATTTCGACCTTATTTGTTTGAGCATGATCCTGCGTGCTGCGCGCCGTTGTAATTCCATCGTAGTACGTGAAGGCCTTTTCATTTACATCTCCCAGCTGAAGTAGGTTTGATTGGCAGCATGCACCATGCAGGATCTGCGGATTCTATATGGCGCATTTTGGGGCTTATCTCAGCGATTTCAAGGGGGCGGATCTGCCTGGGCGCTGTAAATTGAACGAACACCCTCTCTATAAGCGCCCTAGTGCTCGCCATGCAAATTCCCCCAAGACCGCGCTCAGGGCGCTCGGTGGCGAAACCCGCTGTGGCTCTCACGTTGTGAAACGATCATCTACACAAAAAATAAATATTAAAAAGCACTTATCCCCCTCCCGCCGACGGGCTTTGCGTCCCTTTTTTGTGCAAAGCTGTTGGGTAGTGCAACCAGCCCCGCAGCCCACGCCGGCCGGGCACCTTGTAGGGGGACTGGCCTTTTCACTCATTGCAAAGATTTTCAGTGGAATGCAAAACATCTGCACGATCAGCCTGAGTGCCACACAAACGCTGTAAGCCCTAAGGCCCCCGCCCTACGGGGACGGAAACTAGAAAATGCAGAAAATTGGAGATTTTTGTTTTTGTGTGTGATCAAAAAAGTGTTGGAGAAAGTTATCTGGGTGGTAGCCGAAAAAAACGGCGAAGGCCGCATAGTCCGTGGCTTACAGAGGGATGTTGGTTCAAAGATTCTTTGCACTAATTGAACCTAGGAAGGCAGCAATAAAGTATGATGGATACTGTTTATTTATACAGTAAGGATCTAGCTTAAATGTCTGTACCAATCGTTCCATGGATGGGCGGAAAACGCCGCTTGGCCGACCGACTTATCCCGCTTTTCCCTCCCCATGAATGCTACGTCGAAGTTTTTGCCGGCGGTGCCGCGCTCTACTTCATGCGTCCGCAAGCCGCGCCGGTTGAAGTTCTCAACGACATAAACGGTGATCTGGTCACGCTGTACCGAGTTGTTCAGAACCACCTGGAAGAGTTCGTGCGCCAGTTCAAGTGGGCGATCAGCTCGCGTCAGGTGTTTGAGTGGCAAAAGATGACCCGCCCCGAAACCCTCACTGACATCCAGCGTGCCGCCCGTTTTTTCTACCTGCAACATCACGCCTTTGCGGGCAAGGTTTCCGGTCAGTCGTTCGGCACCGCCACCACAGCCCCAGCGATTAACCTGCTGCGGATCGAGGAGAACCTATCCGCCGCGTGGCAACGCCTATCTGGCACCTACGTGGAGAACCTGTCCTGGTTGGATTGTGCTGAGCGCTACGACCGAGCCCACACCTTTCATTACATGGACCCACCTTACTGGCAGACCGCAGGTTACGGAGTGGACTTCGCATTTGAGAACTACGAGCGCATGGCCGACTTCATGCGGCGCTGCAAGGGCAAGGTCATGGTCAGTATCAACGACCACCCTGACATTCGCCGGGTGTTTGAGGGCTTCCATTTTGAAACCATAGACATTAGGTACAGCACTTCCAACCAGCGGCAGGGGAAGGCTGAGGTCAGCGGTGAGCTTGTGGTAATGAACTGGGAGCCAGCGGCTTTGGGCGGGTTGTTCTGATCACGACGAGTCACGCAAATTAAGGCTTAGGTCGAGTAATCTCATGGGTTTCTAAGCGTTGAATGTATACCTAAATGGGTATATATTGGGTCAGCGTATTCAGGGAAAGCGAGCGTGTAGTGAAAGATCTGTTTTGGATAGGCAGCAGCAAAAAGGACCTCATGGATATGCCGACCGAGGTCCAAGAAGTATTCGGCTATGCCCTTCACCTAGCTCAGGAAGGTGGAAAGCACTCTCAAGCTAAGCCAATGAAGGGGCTCACGTCCTCCGGGGTCCTTGAGGTCGTTGAAGATTTTGATGGTGACACTTACCGCGCTGTATACACGGTAAAGATTGGAGAGGCGATTTATGCCCTTCATACCTTCAAAAAGAAATCGAACAAGGGCATAGCGACGCCTAAGCATGAGATCGACCTGATAAAAGCCCGAATCAAAGATGCAGAAGAACACGCCAAGAGGCAAAAAAAATGAATGATGTAGAAGAAAGCAGCGGGAACGTCTATGCAGACCTTGGGCATATTGATGCTAAGGAGATGCTGGTCAAAGCAAGGCTTGCTTCCAAAATTGGTAGCTTGATCAAAGCTCGACACATGACTCAAATAGAAGCGGCTGAAATCTTGGCGCTACCTCAGCCTAAAGTCTCTGAGATGCTACGCGGCAAATTCAGAGGCATAAGCGAAGCCAAGATGATGGACTGTCTTTCGCGACTAGGTCGCGACGTGCAGATCGTCGTAAAGGCAGCCCCTCGGTCCCGCCGAGAAGGGCGAGTTGAAGTCGTTTTTGCTTGAGCTTTGCTTACACGAAAGCCCGCCAATCGGTGGGCTTTTTTTTGCCAAAAAATTACCAGTTACGTGTTCTGTTTATTTTGAGTATCAATAGGGCAACCCAGAGATACAAAGCCGACCTTGGGGTTGGCTTTTGCGATGGTGGTGGACAT